TTTTTTCAAGAATGCTCCGACCAAGACCGGCAGACACTTCCCCGAAATCGCCACCGTCCTTGAGAAGATGCGAGGTGAGCAGGATGGCAAGCGCAGAGAGGAGTAAATAATGAAAGAAATACAGGAAAGAAAGATTGTGAATAGTCTGGAGGGCATCAACAGGAGCCTTGGCAGAATTGCAGCATATCTGCAGAAGATTGCAGAGACGAAGGTGGACCAGCTGACAGTGCCTAGAGAACACGAGGAAACGGAAGATGATACAGATTGAGGATGCCTGCAAAGTATGCCGGCAGATGATGATTGAATATGGCAACTGCGAAATGGATGATGAAATTGAAGTACTGATCAAACAGGAAATGGAGCAGAAAATGTGGATCACTGGATGCTCCGGAAAAGCCAGGGAAGTCCTCGAGGATATTTACGACAGGATCACGGACATACATCCAAAAATGATTGCGGAAGCGATAAAGGAAGACGGCCTCAAGGACTGGTGCAAAAAGACACAGGTTGCCTTGAATATGCTCCTGGTCCAGCTGCCGATCAAGCACGAGGAGTGAAAGAGACTCTACATATTAAGAAGTAATAGCAGCCAGGCGCACATGCGCCTGGACATTTTATAGCAACATTAACCACGCGCATCAGCGCGTTTTACCAGTCCATAAGCTGATTAAACTTGGAGCACAGAGGAGACCGGAGATGCACATCAGGCGCAAGTACAGGATGAAAAATTCCATCGAAGTGTGTGAGTTTAATTCAGCTAAGGTTCCGGGAGCGAACAGGGTCCGCAGGCCGAAAGAGAAGCCGACCAGTGAGCGAATCAAGAAGAACAACCAGAGACGGAAGCAGCGTGAGGCCGGCCGGATGGTCGAACAGCACTTTAATGAAGATGATCTCGTGTTGACGTTGACATTCAAGAAAGAGCAGAGGCCGGAGGATATGACAGCCGCAAAGAAGATTTTCAAAGACTTCGCCAATTATCTCCGGAAAGAATACCGCAAGAGATACTACGAGCTCTTTTGGATGCGCAACATCGAGGTCGGACCAAAGGGAGGCTGGCACATTCATGTAATCGTAAACCGGATCGAGGGAGCGGAATTTCTGGTCAAGGATTATTGGAGAAATTTAGGCGGCGTGTATGTGCAGTACCTGCAGGACATGAGAGACCAGGGCAAGGACATCGGCGAGTACATCGCCAAGGCTCCGATCACCTGTGAGCGAGTAGTAGAAACATCGTGGAGCCATTCCAGAAACATCAAGAAGGTGGAGGGAGAGGACACAATCATCTCCGGCCATGCGATGACAGACAAGCCTCGAGTGCCGAAGGGATGGTACCTGGATAAAGACTCTTGCTACGAGGGGACAAATGCAGACGGATATCCCTATCGCACATACACGATCAGGAGGATCAAGAAGCAGCGCATCGACCATAAGATGCCTGTGCGCAAGATTAAAGCCATTGAGGATGCGAGAAGGAGGAAAAGGAGTGGACGAACTGACAAAGCAGATCATAAGACTGCTCGGAAATAAAAAGCCGCGGGCGGTATTTCGCAAGCGGTCGTACATCATCGCAAAAGAAGAGGGAAAAGACCCGCTGATGCAGAGGTGCCATGTATTCATTCCGACGGACGAGAACGGGACGGAAAGGGATGCGGCGTGCATCACAGTGACGACAAACTCGGATGCAAACAGGGTATGCGACATCCTCAGGAACAGATACGGCATGGCGAGATATCCGAGGGGCAGAGCGGATCCGTCATGGCTGGTGGAGGCATGGGTATGAGCGGACTGCTGTTCCCGAAGACACCGCCGAAGAAGAGACAGAGGAAGCATGCAAAGCAGAGTATCGTGCAGCCGGAGAGGGACAGACGCAGGTGCATGCTGTGTATGATAACAGACCGCGACTATCGGGAGAGGACGGGACTGCAAAAGCATCATGTCTACATGGGACCATTGCGCGGCATGAGCGAGGCAGAGGGATTCTTTGTCTGGCTCTGCCCGGAGCATCACACGCTCGGGAATAAATCTGTACATCGGGACCATGAAACCTGCTTGATGCTACAGAGATACACACAGGCAAAGTATGAGCGGACACATTCGCGTGAAGAGTTTATAGAATTGACAGGCAGATCATATTTGTGAGGAGATTGAATGACGGCACGGGAAATGCAGAAGGAAGCTGCAGTATATCTTTCCAGATACAGCACGGCAAAGTCGGAAGTGCACGACATTGAGCGCAGGATAGAACGTGTGCGAAATGAAATGATGGGCGTTAAGGGCATTGACTACACTGGCGGAGACATGCCAAAGCAGCAGAACCGGACAGGAGATCTGTCGGATTATGTTGCAAAGGTCGACGACCTGCTCAGAGAATGGGAAATAGCACAGACAAAGGCGATAGAGGTTATGCGTGAAGTGTCGTCGGCAATCAGCGCTGTCACGAACACAAAGGCCAGGCGCGTTCTGATGCTGCACTTTGTGGATGATCATTCATACGAGGAGATAGCAGAGATGATGGATAAATCCATCAATTCTGTGTACAGATGGAGACGTATTGGATTGGGAGAAATAAAAATTCAAAAGTGGTAGTGTTTGAAAAAAACAATCGTGCTAATATGGTATCGGGTTCATCCGGCGGACCCACAATGTAAACCGTTTCCTTCGGTGAAAGGACAGGCAATCGCCTGTCCTTTTTGTTTGGGCGGAAACAGGAGGATACATGAGCAACTGGTATACATCCAGGCGATGGCAGCACAAGCGCGAGCAGATCATGAGGCGGGACGGATACATCTGCAGATACGAGGCACGCTTCGGCAGACGAGTGCCGGCGGAATTGGTGCACCACATCTTTCCTCGCGAAGAGTTCCCACAGTATGCAATGGCCAGCTGGAATCTGATCAGTCTCTCGCTTGCATCACACAACGCCATGCACGACAGGGTAACGAGAGAGCTAACGGCAGAGGGGGTCGACCTGCTCCGCCGAACAGCGAGGAAATACAACATCCCGATTCCGAAAAAGTATGCGGAAGTGTCAGATAATTCGACACCCCCCCACCCCATTGCGTGAGATTTTGGCTGATTTCGTAATGACCCGGGTAGCATCTTATACGCACAGGGCGATTTTTGGAAAAAGGGGATCCCCACTTAAGGGGAACAAAGATTTCCATCTATCGCGCACACGCACGCGCATGTGAAGAAAACGGCTCAAAAATGCCTCGTTTTTATGCAGGCTGTTCGGAGGTAAGTGATGAAAAAAGCATCATGGATTCGACGAATCAAAAAAGCCTGCGAGGATGCAGGCACCTACAAACCGTTCTTCGATTACACGATCGCGACACTGGGCACGATCATGGAACTCCGGGACGACGCCTTGAAGAAGTTCAAGGATTCCGGAGGCGAGACGGTCATCGAATACACCAACAAAAACGGATCCACCAACATGGTCAAGAATCCGGCGCTCACAGTCGTCATGGACTGCCACGCGCAGGCGCTCGCCTACTGGCGGGAGATGGGACTGACCAGCAAATCATATAAGCAGATGACAGGATCCCTGGACGTGGAGGACAGAGGCGGAGGGCTGGACGATGTTTTGAGTGAACTCGGCCTGTAACGCAGGATATGAAGGCTAAACATTATGCGGAGAGAGCAAAGCAATATGCGAGAGATGTAGTCGCAAGGATAATCATCATCGGCGAGGACGTGGTCCATGCCTGCCAGAGGTTTCTGGATGACCTGGACCGCGATGATCTGGAATTCCGGGAAGCGGATCCCGATACTGTGTGCACGCTGATGGAAACCCTATGCGTGCACCGGAAGGGCGAAGCGCTGGACGGGACACCGCTCCTCGGAAAACCGCTCATCCTCGAAGGATGGGAGATCTTCATCGTCTACAACCTGCTCGGCTTTTTCTACAAGGGGACCAATGAACGGCGCTTCAAAGAAGCCATGATCGTTGTCGCCAGAAAGAACGGCAAGACATCATTCATCGCGGCACTCTCTTTTGCGGTATCCATCCTGCAGAGGCGCTCTGGATCCACGGTCTACGTTGTGGCCGCAGCACTCAAACAGGCACTCGAGTCTTTCAACTTCCTCGATTTCTCTATCAAGTACCGAAAACTCGAGTCCTTCGAAGTCCACAACAACAGCTTCGAGCACTCGATCAAGCGGACCTTCATGAAGAACGGTGTCCCTGACGGAACGATCGACATCCAGATCATGGCATCGAATCCGGATGCACAGGATTCATTCAACTGCAACTTTGCCATTGCGGACGAGGTGGCAGCTTACAAGAAACCGGCCCAGTACAACCGCTTCAAGGAAGCACAGGCTGCCTACACAAACCGACTGATGATCGGCATAACCACCGCGGGTGACAACATCAACAGTTTTGGATACCGACGCACAGAATATGCGAAGAAGGTGGCAGAGGGACTTGTGAAGGATGACAGCTTTTTCTCCTTTGTCGCCCAGATGGACCAGGACGAAAAAGGCAATGTGGACTTCACGAACCCGATACAGCACCAGAAGGCGAATCCAAATTACGGAGTAACGATCAGGCCTTCCGAAATCAGGGACGCATCCCTGCAGGCCATGAATGACCCGCAACAGCGAAAAGACTTCCTCTCGCGCCGCGGAAACATCTACACATCGTCCATGCTCGCATGGTTCGACATAAAGAAATTTCAGGCAAGCGATTCGAAATACAACTGGTCGCTCGCAGAGCTGGCCCGCCTGCCGATCGACTGGTACGGGGGCGCCGACCTTTCCAGAGTTTACGACCTCACGGCCGGCGCCCTGTTTGGCCAGTACAAGGGTGTCGATATCATCATCACACATGCCTTCTTCCCACGGACACAGGCGCATGCAAAGGCGGACGAAGACGGCATTCCGCTTTTTGGTTGGGAAGAAGATGGCTGGCTGACCATGTGCAACAGCGAGACGGTACAGATCTCAGATATCGTCAACTGGTTCAAAGACATGCGGAGCATGGGGTTCAAGATCCGCCAGGTTGGCCACGACCGAAAGTTTGCCGGAGAAGAGTACTTCCCGGCAATGAAGGCAGCGGGATTCAAGATTGTAGACCAGCCGCAGCTGTATTACCTGAAAAGCAGAGGGTTCCGGAGAATCGAAAAATCAGCGCTCAACGGGAGCCTATACTACCTACACTCGGAGGCATATGAGTATTGCGTGAGCAACGTCAAGGCAATCGAGAAGACGGACGACATGGTCCAGTACGAAAAAGTCAATCCGACACAGCGCATTGACCTATTCGACGCTTCCGTTTTTGCGTGCGTGAAGTGCCTGGAAGCCGGAGAAAAGACCAAAAAAGACAACCGATGGCGCGGAAGGCTGGAAGATGAGCAGGAGTAAAGCATGGGACGAAAGAAAACGAAAAACAGGGAACCTACCGGAAGAAGAAATACAGTCGTATTCACGACTTCATCCGTTTTTAACGAGATGATTTCGTCATCCGGCTACACATCCCTCGATAAAATGCCGGAAATTGTCGCCTGCGTGCGGAAGATTGCGGAGCTGATCGGCTCGGCGACTATCCACCTCATGAGCAACACAAAAAATGGGGATGAGCGGATCGTCAACGAACTGTCGAGGCTTATTGACATTAACCCATCTCCAAACATGACGCGCAGCACATGGATGGAATGGATTGTATCGACAATGCTCTTATCCGGCAGAGGGAACGCGATCGTTCAGCCACACACAAAAGACGGATATCTGGAACGCCTGGAACCGATCCCGCACTACAGGGTCTCCTATATGGCAGAGGGCGAATTCGACTATCTTGTGTGCATCGACGGAATCCCGAGAGACCCACAGAACCTGCTGCACTTTGTCTACAATCCCGACAAATACCATCCGTGGATGGGGACCGGAGTAAATGCTCCGCTGAAAGAGATCGCCAATAACCTGCATCAGGCCAGACGGACAGAGAAGGCTTTTATGTCCTCGGAATACAAACCTTCGGTAATAGTCAAAGTCGACGCATTGTCGGACGAGCTCTCGACACCGCAAGGCAGAAGACAGCTTCTCGATGATTACGTGAAACCGGCGAAAGAAGGCGAACCATGGATCATACCTGCAGAGCAGTTTGACGTCCAGCAGATTAAACCTCTAACGCTGGCAGACCTCGCGATCAGCGACACGGTGACGATAGACAAGCGGACAATCGCAGCAATCATGGGCGTGCCGGCGTGGATCGTCGGCGTCGGCGAATACAAGCGCGACGAATGGAACACATTCGTGCAGACAAAAATCATGGCAATTGCCAAATCGATTGCCGCGGAGTTGACGAGAAAGCTGATCCTGAACCCCAAGTGGTATCTGACATTCAACGTATGGTCTCTCATGGACTATGACCTCAAGACCATGTCCGATGTCCTTCTCCAGGGCTCCGACCGCGGATATGTCAATGGCGATGAGTGGCGTGACCGCATGCACATGAATCCTGCAGGCCTGACGGAGTACAGAGTCCTCGAGAACTACATTCCTTGGGATATGGCAGGAAACCAGAAAAAGCTGATCCAGAACGAGTGATTGCGCCGGCGCAAATACGAGGTGAAAGAAATGAGAAATAACCGAGCCACAAGGCAACTGAGAACTCTTCCGTGCGAATTCCAGACGCGGGAAGAGAATGATCAGATGATCATCGAAGGATATTTCGCTGTATATGACAGCGTTTATCAGATAGACACAGACATGAGTGAAAGCATCGCACCGGGGGCTTTTTCAAGCTCTATCAGCGGCGATGTGCGTGCTCTGATCAACCATAACACGACACTGGTCCTTGGAAGGACTGTACCACACACACTCGAGATCAAAGATGACGCTCGCGGACTGTGGGGACGCATTGTTGTCAATCCGAAAGACAGCGATGCCGTAAACGCATACGAGAGAGTCAAACGGGGAGATGTGTCACAGTGCTCAATCGGGTTTGATGTTGTCAAAGAGGATACCGAAATCCGCGAAGACGGCTCAATCCATTGGACGATCAGAGACGTGAAACTTTGGGAAGTGTCTATATGCACTTTCCCAGCGTATGAGGAAACAAACATTTCCGCCCGTGCGAAGGAACGCGACGAGATCAAGCGGCGCGGCCTGGAAGCATGGAAAACGCGGACTCTCACAAAACTGAAAGGAGAAAAAGCAGATGGCACTGAAAGCGCTCATGCTTAGAAAAAAGATTGATGCCAAGAAAGCAGAGCTGGAGAAGCTGAGAGCAAAAGCTGAAGAATTCCAGACACGCGAGGCGGAGCTGGAGGCGGCAATCGGAGAGATTACCGA